ATGAAAACGCTCTTCTGCAGAGCAGCTTCATAGAGATGCATCGACATGGCGTGTGACTTGTATGTGCCAGTCGGACTATCAAACGTCCAGGTGAAAGTCATGTCTTAATTCGCCTTTTGCTGGGGTTGGCCTCTGCGTGCGGCTTGACGTGATCTAATGAGGGCCGACAACGAATTGGGAATATTCGGAGTTTCGGCATTCTGACCGCTTTCGCGGGTGGCGTTTCCTCTTGTCGCAGGGCCACTTCCCGCTTCCACCAAGGTTCGATTTTTTGCTGAGCTCTTCCCATCTTGTCTCGGCTTCTCGCCCGTGATCTTGAACACTTCATCACGAACTCGTTTGCCAAGTTCCTCTTTCGCCTTGCCGATAGGAAGATCGCCGATATCTTTCAAAGAGGCATTGAAGACTGCATTAACGAGCATCTCCTTGCCTTTCATATCTGTATTTTCGTTATAAAACTCGCGCCAGAAAGTCCTGATCGTCTGATCGGCTTGATACTCCTGCTGCATCTCTTGTTTGATTTCAGCGCGGATTTCGTCTCGAAATTGGGAAAAGACCTTCTTTGGATCGGTATAAAGTTCCTTATCAAAATCAATCGAATCACCAGCTCGTTTTCTTTCTTCTTGTTTCGCAGGCGCTTCTCGTACTTCTTCGCGAACTGCTGGCTGCTTATTCGCGTCCCGCTGTGTCTGAAGATCATCGATGTACTGTGTGATTTCTTCTTGTGTCTTGAACTCCTTCCCGCCATAGGAGAAGCTGAATTGAGGAGCGGGAGCGTCGCTGCCTTGACCAGGGCCGCCATCCATAACTGAGCGATCGCGGTCATCCTGCGACTCTGAGAGCCTATCTGCATTCGCCCGGTTCCGATCATCATCACTGAGATCTTCCGTGACCGTTGTTTCAGTGACGCGCTGCCGCGCCCTTTCGCCATGCTCCCGAACTGCCGTCCCTGCGCGTCTAGTTGCCACCTTTCATCTCCTCATCTTGCGCGATCCGCGCCTTCTGCATGTCACCCTTCAAGGCATGAACGAGATTTCTCAAACCAGCGATCTCTCCAATTCCGCCTCTCATATCTGCCTCTGTCAGAGTGCCTGCGCGATGCTTGTTTACCAACTTTCCCAGGATAACTTCTTCCAGGTGAAAAATGACCTGATCTGTGTAACCAATCGCGAGCTGGGCATGTTTCCCTTGTTCAATTAGAACAAGCCTATCACCCTGATCCTGGGTGGGTTTACCCAAACTTCGTAATCTGGCCATTCTTCTCTTCCTGTATTCCCGACGGAAGCCATAGTGAAGATCCATTGCGCCGCTCCAGGATTTGGATATCCTTTAGGGCAAGCGCGATACACTCCAAACAGCCATCGACAGACTTGAGGAGAAACTGGTTTTGCTTGGCCAAATCGTTAGCTGGCACGCGCTTTCGGTTCTCGTGAAACCAAACTGCCCATTCAGCCAACCTCTGCTCAGTTTCTCTACTCATGATTTAATAGCCAGCCTTCGTGCCTTTGGCTACATCAAAGCCAACGTTTCCCTGGGTCGCGCGTTCCTTGCTTGCAAGGTTCGCATCGCTTCGGATGTAACCAGTGGGAAATGAACCAGCATGGGCACCCAAATGCCCGTGCAATTTTCCGTCACTTGTCGGCTGCTTCGGAGCGCCCATGTTCGGGCCAGCGTGCCATGTCTTATTACCCATCTTCAAGTCCTCATTCCGGTTGTCGGGTTTGCCTCTTGATTAACCTGCGCCGTTCCGGGCGCACCTCCTGGGAGAGACATAGGCCCAGGTCCACCATCTCCACCTGCAGCTCCCATACCGCCTGAGCCATCCTGAGATTGTTGAGCGCCAGGAGTAATTCCCATCGCTTGTCCGAGGAGCAAAATTTGCTGCATGATTTGGGGGAGGGCGGCTTGTTGATCCGGCGTTCTGGCGAGATCATCTGGATTCATGTTCAGCTGTTTCATGGCCTGCTTTAACAGCTTGTTCTCGTCGTAATTCACCATGAACGCGCGCATTAAGATAGGATTCCCCATGACCATCTGCATCAGCGCCATCGTCTTTTGGAAGTCGCGCACGCGCGAGAGCATGGTTGAGAGGCCGTTTACGCGGAACGTTGCCACGTTCGCGAACATAGCGAAGCGATCTGCCGGACTTGTCGATAAAAGCCAGTGAGCCGCCTTGGCACCGATACACTGGATGATCTCCTGACTGTCGAAATCCTCTATATGTTGTAAAATAGTCAACCAGGACTTACGCAGAGCAGGTTCCATCACGTCATTCTCCATATCAGCTGCTATGGAGTCCAACGTTACCGCCTGCGACTGATCTGCCGAGGTGACTTCAGTTGCTTTTACCTGCCGCGGCGGGAGGGAGCCGAGCTTTATGTCATTTGTCAGGGCTGCTTGCGTGAACTCGCGGTTCAACATTTCAAAGATGGCCATCGCATCCTGCGGGTTTGACCCCTGAGACACAGTTTCCACCACCTTTTCGCCCTGTGGCAGGCTTTCGTTGACAATAAGTGAAATTCCTTGCGGTATCCCGTCGGAAATTTGCCTAGGATCTTCCAAATAGTTCGCTCGAACCTGCTTAATGCCCCAAACAGAGGCCATTCCGCCGTCAAGCATGAGATTAAACATCTCATTTAGGGCGATATTTAGGTCCGTTGCAGCGTCATAGAGGGCTTTATGCCACACCGATTGAGGCACGCGCAACAGGGGTGCCACCACAAATGGACTTTCGCCATGCCAGAATGGATTGGCCTCCGGTTTCCTAATGACATACTTATCGTTTGCAGTGGCACAAACTACATTTTCACAAACAGCATATCCATCTTCATCCAGAAGTGTTCCCCAACACTCTGCAATGACGATCGTTCGTCTAAATGACGGTTTCGGAGCGTTATCTTGGCCTTTGGTCTGGGGTTTACGCTTATCGTATTCGTCTTTCTGAAAGTCCTCCTTAATCATCTCTACAACTGCTTTGTCATAGATTCCCGCTTCTGCCATCGCGAGGACTTGATAATAGTCCCTTTCGACTATATGCACTTCATAGAGGCCCCGACCTGTTGGATCGGGATAATAGTCCTCCGCGCGCACAATATCGACGCACAGGCGCCAGGTGGTCATTTCCTCCTTCTTAAGCTGAGTAGGCCCCGCTGACGCGGTTCCATCACTATTAACAATATGATCTCCAGGCTCTGCCGTGTATTTGTGCTGTTTCACGGGCATACCGTGGATCTTCAAAATCATCAAAGAATCGAACAACGCCTGCTTTCCGCAGTCGCTGATAACTGATTCAAATTTAACAGATTTCATCGTACCTGCTGGGATCTGATGCAGGTATAAAGACATTAAGCTTGCAATATTTGTATCCGTTATAAATGGCGGCAGGTTTTGATTAAGCTCCACCTGAAACCATTGCCCGAACTGGACCAAGCTCCGCTTGATAAATGCTGAAAACTGCTCGGCCGATGTAGAAACTTTCGGCAGAAACTCCGCCGACTGACCAGGCTGCTTATGCGAGAAGTCCTGCTCATCCATGAAGGCATATTGGTTCTTCTTGTTCTTGAGTAGGCGCGACTTGCGTGCATCTTTGGCCTCGCGCGTATAATCCCTAACAATCCTCAATATTTGAGAATCCGTCAGATCCTTCTGGTCGCCTCCATCACCAGGATCATCCGGTCCGCCAGACATTGCATCAGACAAACCTGGACCCTTCGGGTCCGCGTTCGGAACGCCGTTAGGCTGGCCGTTGTCAGTCTGGGTTTGGGTCTTTGTGCGGGATCGCCTTGCCATATCTTGGGGGCTTTGCTCCACTTGTGATCTTGCCGCCAGGAGGCGACGCGATGCACCAGGTACAAACCCCAATCATCTGTTCATGACCCATTAGAGGGTTGCTACATAAGCGACAGACGACGGATAGTGAATATCTTTCCGGTACAGTGTCTATCATAGTCATACAACTGTCATGATGGCAAGGTTTATTTTTTCGCTACCTGTGATAGCTGAATCCATAACCAGGTGTTCTTATTTTCACCTTTGGAGTGGACTCGCGCGTTATGCGACGGACAGGTTCTTCATATACAACCCAATAGCCAGCTGCGTCTGAAGTGTGCGTTCGCTTAAAGTATACATCCTTTCGATTACTTGATTTCTTAATCCCGCCTCGTCCGTCTCGAAGGACTTGCTCCAAGTCCCCGATAAGCTCAATGCAATCTGGATCTGCCTCAAATCTGTTTTCGCCATCTTCGTCTCGCATGACGTGATTAAAGGCATTTATCCGATCAGGGACAGGGGGATTTGTCTCTGGAACTTTCAGGCGCATCGGGACGCCATAGTGGCGCATTTCATTCAGAATCATTGTATAGTCGCTTTTTCCCGTTTGCGCGTTTCTACGCTTTCCAGTTGCATCACCATAGATCCAGATTTCAGAATGATGCTGCGGGTGCTGTTCATAGAAGAACTGACACATCCCTGGGATATCTGCCGAACCTTCAAGAATCAGCTCCTTGAAAATCCGAAACATCACCTTTCCTGATTTTAGGCTTTCGGTCTGCCCTAGCAGTGAAACCATTGGTTCAACGTTGAAGTCCCATATCCACGCGAGAGGACGCCGCAGGTTAATAAGCGGCTGAGGGCGGACATTGAGCCGTCTGTCAAAAGCAGTATATGCCCTTGCTCCGGACAGGCCAGGTATCCACTCGCCGCCAAGTCGAATGCGGCCTTCCGTCGAACCTGGCGTAAACTTACTTTCGAGTATCCGCAGCTCATCTTCTGGAATGTGTGGGTTATCGTAAATCGAGGAGCCGAAAAGGCCAATGTTGAAAAGTTTTCCCGCCAGAAATGGCTCGATGATAATCGGGAATACCCATGTGACGCCTCCGGACTGACCCAGAGGAGGAAGGAGCGTGCAGGTGTGGAAAATGCGGAGCTTGCGCGCACCAACTCGGATACTGATTTCATCATAGATCTCCTTCGGATGTTCTTCGTCCAGATGAACCCAGTCTTTCTCCGCGCCCTGATATTTCGATCGGCCAGAGTCCGCCGACTTAAAGCCTATAATCGAACCATTCTTGAGTTTAAGGATCTGATCCGCAACGCGCCACTCTTCGATTTCGCGCTCAGGTATAAACGGAACGTGCGAAGCGCCTGGCGGGACGAAACCGTTGTTGAAATATTTCGGCTGGATAGTATCGCGTGATGTTGGAAAATCAACCGCGGATACCCAACCCGACGTTGAGCGATCGCGAACCTGAACATCCGATCCAGCCCCTCCCACCCATCTAACTGAATCAGCTTGATCGCCAAATCGCGCGAGCTTACTTCCAGCATAAGCACCCGCATCACTCTTTCCAGATCGATTCGCTGCGATGAACCAATTTTCCCACGTTGGCCCCTCAAGAATCGCTTGAACAAACGGTTTTTGCTTATCATGCAATTGAAAGGTTCGTAAAGGATCATCCTCTTGCCTCCGTTGAAGTTCCGCCAACAACATCAGTTGTTCAGATCGCAGCTTTCTATCTTTAGAGAATGAAACAGCATCCATCTGACAAACCTGCGTCCCTTCGGGCGTGTGCTGTGAGAGATTGACAGACAAGCAAATCATGTTACCATAGACAAGTCAACCCTTGTTTGGAGTATAGATAATGCAGGTTAAATTCTGGATCGAAGAAGTCGCAGGCTCTGTTCCGAAGGGATTCGTGGAAATCCCCACTTCCGACGGCATCCACAAGGCGGAGTTTGATCTGAAGGACTTCGATGAATCAACTCCAGACAAACCCATCACTGTTGTGATGCCTGACGTTACAGGCACAACGCAGTTTGGGAAGCCGATCGG